ATGTTGATACATACCAGCCTTTTTCTTTCCAGTGACAACCTTGACATTGTTTATTATGCAATGCCTGTAGATGCAAATGATTTAGTTCACAATGCCAGCAAGGAAGGCTATGTAAGGCTAACTATGAGGTGCGATTCTCCTTATGCCTACAGTAGGTCGATAACTACACCGTGGCACGACGCTACAAAGGAAAACATAACACTTGAGATTAACAACAAAGGCGAATGCACCATCATTCCATCGTTTAAAATTCAAAAGATCGGTAAGGGTGATGTTAAAATTGAAAATTTAAGTTGCTTCTCCTCCCCTTCTGAATTCACCGATCTTGAAGATGGCGAAATCATAACAGTTACTGGAGAAAAAGAAATTGTAGAATCATCAATATACGGAGATGAACGTTACGATAATTTTAATGATGAATACCTTCTACTCGGCTATGGGATGAACCGCATTAGAGTTTCAGGAAGATGTAGAATTCTTTTCAATTATAGATTTAAATATCGTTAGGAGGTGCTTCTACTGCTTCAACAAGTAACGCGATCATTTAATTTAAGAAAGCCGAAACTTTCACTTGCTAAAGCTAACAAAAAGAAAATCGCAAATCTTGTCGATATCTCAAATGTAAATTTAACAATCAGGCTAGGTGAAATCAATGAGCTGTCTTTCACAGTACCCCTAAAGATTGAAATAGACAAACAATGGGTTAAGAATCCTCATCTTAAGCGCCTGAAATTACGAAGGCTCGTCAGGCTTTCTGCATACAACTTCAAAGATGAATGGTTCATTATTAAAACAAAACAAAAAACTGGCGCAGACAATGAATTATTGACATTTACGTGCATGTCACTTGGACATCAATTGAGCTATCGAAAAGTTAGAAGATATGAAGTCACTTCCTACAATATGCAACAGGTTACAAATGACTGTTTTGCAAACACAAACTGGAAAGCCGGATACATAAATCCTCTGTTCAATGAAAAATTCCGCAGTTTTGATATTACCTCTTCCACAAAGTTAGACTTCCTCTTTAAAATATGCGAGACATTCGAAGCTGTCCCTGTATTTGACACCATAGAAAAAAAGGTTCATTTCTATACTGAAGATGAAGTATCAAATTACAAAGGGATGAGATTAAAATACGGTCAGTATTTGGATTCAATAGAAGATACTGAAGAACTTGAAGAAGTCTGTACCAGGCTTTATGTAACTGGGAAAGATGATCTCTCAATAAACGCTGCTAATCCAACTGGACAAGCTTACATAGAAGATTTCACATATTTTCTTTATCCATTTGAGCGAGATAAAGATCGCAAGGTGATAACTCACAGTTACGAAATGAGCGATGAATTATGTCATGCAATCCTCGATTTTAATGAGTTCATCGATTCTCAAACTGAAACATTCTCTTCCCTTCTCTCTCGACAAACCGAGGAAGAAAAGAAACTCTCAACACTTAACGCAGAAAAGGCAAAGCTTGATTTAGAATACAAGATTATTTTAGATAAAATTGCAGTAGCAACAGAAGCGAAAGATCCAACTGCCGAGCTTATAAAAGAGCGAAAAGCTAAAGAAATTGAAATTGAATCGAAAAAGAAGGAAATTGAAGAAAAAGAAAAACTGATTAAGGACATTCAAGATAAAATAACCCTTTTAAAGGGAAAATTGACGCTTGAAAGTCATCTTAATGATGAGCTCAAAGAAGAATTGGCGGAATTTATAAATGAGCAAGAATGGGCTAATGACAATCTTTATGATGAAACTGACCTTTATGAAGCCGGACTTGAGGAAATGAAAAAGCGCAACACCCCTCCTGTCAATATTACAATGAGCATTGTTAATTTCTTTGGAATCATAAGTGAACATCAGAATTGGGACAGGCTATCTATCGGAGATATTGTTAGAGTACAACATGATCGCCTTGGTATTGATTTTAAAACAAAAGTAATTGAAATGACCTTTGACTTTGAGGCTAATAAGATTAATTTGACTGTGTCAAATTCACAACGAGTTGAAACTGTTAAAGAAAAGATGGTCAAACTCGTTTATACAGTCAGTCATATAAACAACGACTATGCAATTAGAAAAATTGACTGGATGAATACCGCTGAGAATTTTAAAATCCGGAATGATCGAATTTCTACCCCAGTTGCAGCTCCTACCGTCGCATCAGACGGAACCGCAATTACTCATGAGCTGAATGATAATGGTTCAGTAGATATTATTTTAAAATGGGAATACCCAGATTCTGATGAGGATAGATACAACATTGATGGGTTTGAAGTTTATCTCTACTCCAGTGAATCACCTGATGAATATGTGTTTGGTTCTAAGATGAGCCACGAAGAAATGGTTAATGTGAAGTATGACAAGCGCTCCTATAAATTTACGGGACTTGCCTCGAATAAATACTACACTGTGGGTGTTAGAGCCTACCGCAGAGTTGATGCAGATATTGAGAGAACTGGAATCATTCTCTCTGACATTGTTCAGTCAAAACACATAACAGAAAACCCCTACCTCCCTTCTGCTATTGCAGTAGTCAATGGGCGAGTAAATGGACTAATCCAAGCTGTTTCTGAAGAAAGACCAGAAAATCCAGATGTCAACACTGTTTGGATCAATCCTAAAACTAATAAACAAGAACTTTACGATGGTGAAAAGTGGATTGAACAAACTGTATCTTCTGCAGATTCGTTAAATGGATATAGTGCTGAGATAGCATCCTCTCCTAACACGATAGCTGTTCGAGATGAAACAGGAACAATTGATGCTTCAATTACGGGAAGTGCAACTCAATTGGGCGGCTATAATGCTTCTGAATATGTCCTAAAGTCTGATCTCCCCTCTCCCCCTCAATACGTATCCGGAGAATATATTGGTGATGGAAAACCAAGTAGATCAATCAGCCTTAACTTCATTCCTACTATGGTAAAGATTTATTCCACTTCCCCCACTGATTCAACGCTAATGATACAAAGTAGTTTAGGAGGCTACTCAATACAGAATGGAGAAGCAGGGACATATCTTGAAGGAGGAGATAAAACATACGGCTCTTTGGATTTGAATTATTTTATTACGGGCTCAGACAGCAAGACTCGCGGAAACAAACTAAATGTTAAATATATTTGGGAAGCATTTAAACAAAATTAATGTGGAGGTGATCCTTTGGAAGATACTCCAAAACTTTATAACGACCCTATTCTATCCAAGAAGAGAAAAGGATCGATTGATGATCCTTACCAGCTTTACAATGAAACACAGGTGATTTATAACGGTAAGGCTCAATTAACAGAAGTCCCAAACAGAGAAATGAGAATTGAAGTCTCTGGTGACGGCAAGCTATGGAAAGAAATTGAAGATGGTGAATTACAAGACGACTACTTTAAGGTTGATTATCTTAATGGAGTTGTCTTTTTTAATGCGTCAAATGAAGGAAAATCTCTTCAATTCAAATACAGCGGTGAAGGTGCTTATTATTTCCCTGGTTCTCGTATTTGGACAAAACGTGACGGAAATGAAGTAACTGAGACATTAGATTCACTAACCGAAAGAGCTCGTAAAGCTACTGAGGAATCGGAAAAAGCTACAGAAAAATCCAAAGAGATTACTAAGTGGACAAGATCTGCAACATCAGATTATGAAAACGTGGTTGAAAACACAAGAAAAATATACCTCCCAATGGTTTACACATACAAAGATCTTTTAGATACCTATCCAAATCCTCAAATTGGCTGGACAGTCACTATCAGAGAAACAGGAATCGAGTATCGCTGGGACGGTTTTGATTGGGTCAACATTAGCATCTCTGATAAATTTGACGGCTACAACATTGTATCAAGCTATGTTGAGCCTTATAACATTAGGACTGTTTGGCTAAGAACAAATACACCACCAAGTAAAAAAAGGGTTAAACCATCAATAGATGCTCCTGAAACTGATTTGATCTGGATTAGGAAAGAGTAAAAAAGGAGGAATGTTATGTCAATCCCTGTAAACACAATGGGCTACTATGATGAAGATTCACAGAAATGGATTCCAATAGACGCCGTAGGATTAAAATCTGAAAACAATAGATATACTGCTGATGATATTAAATCTTTAGATGATATAAAGATTGACAATGATAATCACGTTTACTCATCAGCTAAAGAAAGAATTGACTCTGACTTTCTCAAAATCAATGAGAAAGTGGATCAATTGGATAAAGGCGTTGATAATAAAATAACTAATCTGGAGAAAATAATTAATGAAAGCTCCAGCTCCCTAAATAAAAAAATTTATTTTAAAAATGTTCTTAGTTATGGAGCAGATCCTACTGGGGAAAAACCTTCGGCCGGGGCTATTCAAAAAGCGCTGGATGAAATTCATAAAGAAGGCGGAGGACAACTCTTTATTCCCGGTGGCAAATATTTAATTGAAAAAAGAATGTTCGTCTATGAAAATACTCGGGTGACTATGGCTCACAATTGTATTCTGCTCAGAGGGTGGGCAGGAGGATTTTTTGCTAATGGAACGCCAACTGATAAATTCAAAGGTTATTCAGGAAGAGGAAACATAATCATTGAAGGCGGTATTTTAGATGGGAATTATGCAAACATTGATAAGTACCCTACGAGCGCTATGGATTCCATAATCCTTGGACACGCCAAAAATATTTCAATAGACAATGTAACATTTAAAGATACAATAAGCGCCCATGCGATTGATGCTAATGGATGTGATAATCTTCGAATTACAAATAGCAAATTTACTGGTTTTATTGATCTTACTGGACAGAGAAATTATTCAGAGGCTATTCAGCTTGGAGAATTCATTGAAATAGGACTTAATCAATTTGGAGAATTCGATGGCACACCTAACACAAATGTTTATATTGCGCATAATTATTTTGGAAAATCCGATTTGTTAGGCGGTTGGGGCTGTGCTATAGGGAACCATTATGCTGTTTATGATATTTTTCAAAGTAATATCACCATTTTTAATAATGTTATTGAGGACTGTGGGTTTGCTGGAGTTCGAACTTTTAAATGGAACAACGTTAAAATTACAAATAATGTGTTCATGCGCAATAAAGAGTGTGTGCGTATTTCACAAGCTGCTGGTGGAATTGAAAGCTCTAAAGATGCAGATGGTGTACAGATGAATCGACCGCAAAATGGACAAAACGTGTTAATTGAAGGAAATGACTTCTACGATTATACATCCAGTGGAGTTGTTGCGTTTGGTCAAATTTATAATAAAGAAATAGCTTGGAACGATGAAATCCGCATATCGGGCAACTATTTCAAATTAAAAGGAAAAGAGGTTGGTAAATACAATGATGAACAGGCAATAAAGCTAGTCTTTGCCAGAAACGTTTTCGTTAGCAATAATAAAATTTACGGTGGACGAAGAGGAATGTGGGTTGAAGGTTGCTTCAACACTTTTTTTTCTGGCAATGGAGTATCAAATGTAGATACAGAAGCAGTATACCTTGCTAAGAGTAGAGACACCTCCTCCACTGTTACAAAGTCCTATCATGTATCAATTGATAGGAATGAGATCAACACCACTGGCCGAAACGGTGTATTTGTTCAAAAATGTGACCATTTTGATGTTAGAGATAATAATGTATTAAATAATAATAAAGAACAAAGTAGCGAAAGAGGCCGTGGAGGAATTTATGTTGAGAATGGCTACGATGGAAGAATAGAAGGAAATCGAATTAGAGGTGTTGAAAAAGAATTCGCTATTTTAGTAGAAGCTGAAGCTACCGAGGTAAATGTGGCCAACACCAAAGGAACTGGCCGTATCATTGTTCTGGGTGAGTCCAATTTCAATGGCTACTACGGAACGAACAAAGATGATTACATTCGTAAAATAACTACTAAGAGTGAATCCTAACTTTAGGAGGTGGTTAAATTCTGAATAAAATTTAGATTTCATTCAAACTACAGTTTAGCAAAACAGAGAAAACAAGAGCATATGTGAGAACGAGAGAGATTGGTAATTAGCCAGTCTCTTTTTTAATGCTCAAAAACAAACAGGAGTGATTTAATTTGGTTAAAGTCGTAAAAAATTTTGTGAAAGTCAATCAATACACTCGTCCAGGTCTAAAGCTTTCTGGTGTTAAAGGAATTGTAATGCACTGGACTGCAACTCCAGGAGCTAGTGCGTTAAATGAGCGAAATTATTTCAATGGTACATGTATTGCTGATAAACGTTATGCTTCTGCTCATTACTTTGTAGATAGAAATGAAGCGCAATATATTATTCCTGAAAATGAAATGGCTTATCATGCACACGATCAAAACCGCTGCTTTGTGAGCTTCCTAAAACCAAATGCGAACCAAACATCGATTTCCGTTGAAATGTGCGTGGAGAAAAACGGCACCATTCATGATGAAACTGTGCAGAATGCTGCTGAATTGGTTGCTGATCTTTGTAAAAGATTCAAATTGTCTACAGATAAAATCGTCCGTCATTATGATGTAACAAACAAAAGCTGTCCTGCCCCTTGGGTAAGTGACTCAAGCAAGCTGGCAGCATTTCGCAAAAAAGTTGATGGACTGCTCGGAAACAAAACTGTTTCAAATTCTACAGCTCCCTCTAGTAAAGGTTCTTCCTCCTCTACTGCTGCAAGTGGCTCCCTGAAATCAAAAGTTAATGGTCTTCGCTTCTATTCTAAACCTTCTTGGGAAGACAGAGATGTTGTTGGTACAGTGAATAAAGGCTATGGTTTCCCTACTGTTGTTGAAAAAGTTAAGGTTGGAAGTGCTTATCAGTACAAAGTTAAAAACTCTAAAGGAGCAACATATTACATTACTTCATCTGATAAATATGTTGAAGTTTCAGGAAGTTTGAAGACTGCCTCCTCCCCTTCTAAATCAACAGCATCAAAATCCAGCTCCGGTTCTTCTTCAATTAAGTCTGTGGGAAAAATTAAAATTGTTGGAGTATCAAATGCTGCAATTGTTATGGACAAACCTGATCGCAACAATTCAAAGAATATCGGGACAATTAAACTCGGCAGCAAAATTGACATTTCCGGGTCAGTGAAAGGGAAAAATAACCCTAAAGGCTATTGGGAAGTTATTTACAATGGCAGACGCGGTTATGTTTCAGGTCAGTTTGGCACAAGAGTCTAATTGATATTTAAGTATCATTAAGGATATCTGTTGATTTTAATTGATCAATGGATATCCTCTATTTCTACTGGAGGTGAACAACGTGGGATGACGTACACCTCCTTTATTATTGATAAAGGACGGTTGAATTTGTGGCTGAAGTAGATGTAAATACACGGTTAAGTGTCTTAGAAGAAAAAATGAAAAATCATCAAGAAAAAATTACAAATTTAGAAGCAAGAACTGAAGACATGAGTCGACTAACAACTCTTATGGAACAGCAAATCGAAATAAACAAAGATGCCCAAAAACAATCGCGCGAACAATTTGTCACATTGACTGAGATGAATAACAGCTTAAAAAATCTAAGCAAATCATATGAAAAACTCGACAATCGAGTGGGCATTCTGGAACAATCAGATTCCAATAGAAAAATTGATCCAGGTCAATTCGGTAAAGACCTCATGTACAAGGTTTTACCTACTGTAATCGCAACGTTAGTCGGTGCATGGTTGCTTATACATTTCGGACTTAAATAAGAAAAGGAGATTGATATTATGAATAAAATCAACTGGAAAGTAAGACTGAAAAAGAAAACATTCCTTGTAACAATTTTCTCTGCAACACTTTTATTTGTTCAAACAATTGCTTCAGCTTTTGGATATGACATAACAGTATACAGTGCTGCTCTAACTGAAAAATTCAACGCTATATTAACATTGTTGGTTGCATTAGGCATTGTAGTTGACCCCACAACTAAAGGCATCTCTGATAGCAATCAAGCAATGGAATATGAAGAGCCAAGACAATAATAGTAAAGGGCTGATTTAATGAAAACGACTGTTACATACTCCCCCTATCCATCAAACTTTTCAGAAGTACATATTAACACCGGAGAAGAAAAATCAATTAAGCTTAGTCTCGTTGCGTCTCCTCCTGATATCCCTCCTCAGAATGATTCAGAAGATACTGAAGAAAACGCTGTAGAGATTTCATCAGCCATATTGGCTGACCCTAGTTTAAGAATGGAAATCAATGATGGGATTTCGACTGAGGAATTGATGACATTAAACAAAGAGGATGCTAAGGTTTTAGTGCAGGTACTCAGAGACTTTCTTAAACAAATGTAA